CCGTCTCAGGAGTTTCAACCTGTTTAGGAACGTCTGGATCAGGCACATCTTCAGGAACATCCGGTTCAGGCACATCTTCAGGAACATCTGGTTCAGGCACATCCTCGGGAACATCTGGTTCAGGCACATATTCTTCAGGAATAGCATCACGCCATTCCATATTTTCATCAGAGAAGAAACGCCAACCTCTACCCATAAGAATGCCACGCCTATCAGCATTCATTTCACCCGGCTCATGCCGCGCTTGCCCATAACGATCCGGGCCAAAATAATCAGGACTTGGTTTTAACCTGTAAAAAAAAGTCCGCTGGTCTGGAGCAGTCTTTTCCACAAGAATATCTCCGTCTTCATGCACGCCAACGACTCGATACTTTACACCTTCTTTTTCTAAATTATCCCACTCTGGAACTATTGCTCTCGGCGCTTTAGCCGCTTCCCTCTTTTTCTTTCTTGCCTCAAAAGAAAGTCTCTCTGGCTCATCAGGGGCATCCGGTTCAGGTGCATCTTCAGGGACATCCGGTTCAGGTACGTCCTCGGGGACATCCGGTTCAGGTACATCATCAGGGGCATCCGGTTCAGGTACATCCTCGGGGACATCCGGTTCAGGTGCATCTTCAGGAATGTCTGGCTCGGGTACATCCTCAGGGACATCAACTCCTAAAGCGATTTCTAAACTTCGTATCAAGGGCAACTGCCATTCATCTGCCTCATCCTGCAAAGCCGCATATTGATCTTCCGTCAAATTGGGAGCAATTTCTTGGATGTTCTCGTTTCGCTCAATCAAAGCCTCCAACGTCTCCTCTACAAGATAGTCAACACTTTTTCGATCCCAATTATCATCCGGTAAACCAGCCACCCTGTCATGCTCTAGAAGCACCTTTTTTATTGCATTTTGCGCCTTTTTATCTTCATCTTTTCGGACAGTATGAACTATTTGAAGTAATTTTAGTCGCTCCTTTTCAGCGCCTGTCAGCCTCAAGCCGTACTCTAATGATCCGGGTTTTCCTTTTAACCTCCTTCTTCGTTCCAACTCATCAATTTCTTTTTCAATATCTTCCGTATTCATAACACTAGGATCCGACCCTCCCCATCCATCCTCGAATACTGGAAGAATCTCTTCTTCTTCAGGAGCCTCGTCTGGTTTTAATTCTCGATCCTCCCGCAAATCCCTCATGCGCCTATTTAACTTCTCAATATCATCTTCTAACTCTTCCTCGTCCTCAGGAATCTCTGGCTCTCCAGCAAAGTCCCTCTCGTAGTCCTCTACATAGAATGAAGGCTCTTCAATTTCATCAAGTTCGCGGTCTTCAAACTCAAACTCCAATGCTTGCCGCAACTCAATATCTTCGTCTTCACCCTCTTTAAGCATTTCTTTCGCTAAACGATATGTAAGTTCATCATCCGACATTTCATCGAAATCGTACATAAGCCAACCCGCATCAGGCATTTCTAAATCTTCAGGAAGAACTCGATCCGGCGTCTCGGGTGCTTCCGGCACCTCGTCTGCTTCTGGGATTTCAGGCGCTTCCGCCTCTTCACGCTGTGCTCGCCTAGCCTCAACAATCGCATCGGCCAATTTTTCTTTAAAGCCAACTTTCTTTAAGTTTGCACGGCCACTAATTTCATAATTTTGAGCCTCCCTATACCGCTCTGCCGCAGTCAACCCCAGTAAATACTCCCTGAATTCATCATCAGACATATCTTCTGGATCCACAGGAGCAGAAGGAGGCTCTGGTTCTGGCTCTGGTTCTGGCTCAGGCTCTGGTTCAGGCTCTGGTTCTGGAGCAGACCTGCCCTCATTAATCTTGTCAATAAGTTTTGCTTTGCTCCAACTTTCCTTAGGGTCTCCACCTTCATCCTTGTAAATTTCTCTTAATCTTGCCTTGGACAACTCCCTTAGTTCGTCAGAGTCCATATCAGCCGGATTTTTCTCCGGTTTTCTAGCCCTAACAATCGATTCTATTAACTCTTCTTTATTCTTCTTGCTCGGACTGTACCCATAATCTCTAAGAATATCTTTTAGTTCAGCACTGTTTAAGCCCTCTAAGTGTTCACGCAATTCGTCATCAGCCAAAGAATCACGATCATCGTTAAACCTCTTACTTAACTCTTCTTGTCTTGCCTTCTTTGCCTCTGCATCTTCAGAAGCCTTTACAGCATCTCTTTCCTTTTGTCTCGCATCACGATCCCTCTTCTCAGCCTTTAAATTCTTCAAACGGTCAGCGACCGCTCTAGGTATCTTCCTTTCTAAACGCTTCTCCTTCTCCACCCATCGATCTAATTTCTCTAATTCCTCTTCAAGATCCCCATCTTCCATATAAGGAATAGGCTCATAATCTTCTGGTCTTGCTGGATCCCGCGTAAAACCATAGTCTGCAAGTTCCTGATCCGACATTGCGTCACGCGCACGCCTGCCTTCCACAGCATCCCAATCCTCATCTCCTGCTGAAAGTGTAAAACCCGGAGGTTCAACAAATTCTCTTTCAGTATCTGTTTCATGTTTCAACATCTTGTCGATAAATGCTTCCCGATACTCTGCATCTTCCCGCATTTTTCGATTATGTTCTTTTCTGTCCACCCTTTGAGGAAGAATCTTGTCGTCGAACTCTTCTTCCTCTGCCCAATCCTCTTCCGTATTCTCAACACCAGCACGAGCACGTTTAAACCGCCTCAACGCTTCAGCATTAATTGCCCTTTTACTTAACGAATTTAACGCCCTTCTTACTCTGCTATTCCTCTCAGAATCCTTCATTCCTTGTCTGGTGCCAGTAAAGCCTTCAAAGAAAGCCTCAAAAAAACCTTGGTATACCGCTGGTCGCTCACCTGCGCGGTCCTCTTCATCCTCCAACATTTGTTGGCGCTGATCATCCATTATGGCATTATGAAGTGCCCTTATTTTGCCCCACTCTCTTACCCGTCGCTCGGGTGCTTCTTCTTCCGATAAGGCCAAATCTCTATCCGCTTGCTGTCTCAGCCGCTCGGCTCGCCGTGCACGCATTCTCGCCCTTAAATTTTGAACCTGCTCCTGAGCATAATCAGGAATATCCCTAATAGAACGCCTGCCCGCTATCCCTTGATTTATTGGCGACCTCGGATCATCGCCCGGCTTATAGTCACTTGGATTCCCCTCAGAATCAACCAACGAAGCGTATCCAGTCCTAGTTTCTCCATAAGGCAACTCCCGACCATTGTTGCCCAACATGCGGGTTCCTTTAGGTCTCTCCCAAATCGTGCCCTCTTGAATTATTCCATCAATGTCCTGATCACGCGCATTTGGTTTATACGGAGCCGGTCTAGGAACACGACCCATTCCACGACGGCGACCACGACCACCAAGATTAGGAGTTACTCGTCGTCCCAACCTTTTAAGAGGATTAAACGCTTTATGCTCATTGACAAGAAAAGAACGTGCTTTAAAATCAATATCATTAGAACGAATCTCAGAATAGTATGACATAACTACTTGTACTCCAAGCCGGGAGCATCCGTAGACGCCCACCCAACAGCACTAGGTAGCAGGGCTTTTAAATCCTCTAATCCACGATCCGTAGACAAATGATATCTAGCCATAGTTAATGCTTCTTCTTTATCCTCTAAAGCCAAGTCGTCTAAATCGTGCACAACATACTGAGCAACGACTTCAACCATTCCTAGACGTGCGGGGTTATTGCGCTCTTTAATAAAAGTTCGCATTTTTGTAACCGCATCATCACTAAGGTTAGGCATTTATATATCCCCTGTATTCCTCCAAAATTTTAGCATCCTCCGCATTACTGTCATTCCCAAGAGTTGCAGTAGTCATAAGAACTGTGGATGTAGAAAGAAGCCGTCTAAACTGATCCTCCCGCGGAACATTCCGTTTATCAAAACTATTCAATATTCCTAATAAATCCGTGCGTGGAAACCCTTCCATAGAATAACTCTCACCATTGTCTATGAAAATTGTTGGAGGATTCTCAGCACTTGCATTACGAGTATGAAAATTAGGAATAACTAAAAAATTAGCCATTATTACCTCCCTCTTGTCTTATACGAAGACCAGTTACCAAGGTTCTGTAATTCTTCGTCAACATCCAAAGCAAGTAAAGAATACATGAAGTCATCAAGATCGTTTTCTATTGCCTCTATGCGTTCTTCAACTTTTTCTCTAGCCATTTTCGCTGTAGCCGCTCCAGACTCCACACGATCTGATCCACCCATCTTTATGGCTTCCTGATTTATCTTGTCCACATCCGCTGCTATCCCATCCCACTCATTCACTAATGCCATACGCATAGAATCCTTCATGTCTGAAATAATTTCACGAACATCAGTTTCTGAAATTTCTCCAGTGTCCAATGCTTCTTTAAGACGTAATAGAAATATCCCATTTTCTCTACTCGTAGACGTACCAAGAATTCCACCTGATCCACTTGCAGATGAACGCCAATCTTCCAAATAGTTAAAAAGATCTGCTGCCGGATCATCATACATTTCCGCATCACCAAAAGAATCCTGATGGTCTATGGGAATAACCTCACCATTTTCTGTAACTAATATGTTGTTGTCATGTACATCATTAGCGCCAAGCAAATACCTGAACACTCCATGCCGTAGTTCTGATTTAAGATCCGTCCCACGACCCTCGCCAGCGGCTTTAACACCCGAAACTACCTCATCATCATCTAATAAATTACCCGCAGTTTCATAAACAAGTCGGGGAGCCAATTCGGTACGACCCGTCTCTTCCCCTATGTCATAGAGACTGTCTAATCGAGGAGTACCCGTTGGATAACCAACAGCATTAGCAAGTCGCATCCCTATAAATTCTGTCGCCACAGTATCTACTGGAATATCGCCATCTGCCTTTCTTACAACTTCCATTCTTGCATCGGCCCCCTTGACAACCAATCCTTTTATGGTTGGATCCCCGTCAGGGTTCAATAAGTAAAAAACCCTCGTTCCAACACTTGCTGTCACAGGAGTGGTTTCAAGAAGCCACGGTTCCCCTGACTGTCCATCAAGAATTGCATCAGCCGCCGCTTCAAGGCCGAATATTGCGTCACGCGCACGCCTGCCTTCCTCTGTCAAATCCTCTGGCGCTGCTTTTCGTAGCCTAGCCTCCATTGTATCTTCAGCGACAAGAGACAAAGCCTCCCCTAACAAAGCATCAGGGATATCACTCATTTTTGAATTACCAGTACCCAATTGACTGTCTTTCAAAATCTTCGCCGCATCTTCACCAGTAGGAACATTGTCATTAGCCCCAACCGAAAGTAATCTATTATCTGAAGAAATTATTGCCAACTGACGATCATCCCCGCGAAGAGGAGTTGCTACAACATCCCCCGTCTCCTCAGTGGGCCTATCTCCTATAACAGTGTCTTGATGTCTTACAACTCCCGCAGCATTTCTGTTCGTTCCAGAGCGTTCTCCTTCTAACAGTTCACCAAAATCACCATCTAAAGGCAGGTGGGCATTATCTAATGGTGCAGTATTCAACCACCATGTCTCATACTTGTTTCTTTTTCTGATTCCCCCCGTTGCCAAGTTTAATTTGTCGTCACCATCTTCGTCCTCCCATGGATGCTTACCGTTAACACCTCGAAAAATTTGATGAGCATGAAGCAACCTGAGAGCATCAGACCTTGCATGAACAGCCAACAACTCTTCAACTTCATTTGCCATCTCGTCATCTAAAATAATATTGTTTTCGTCAGGACCATTTATTCTGTAAGAATCCACTGCCTCCTGAAGAGCAGCAATCATCCGTAATTCTGGAACGCCATCGTCTGATTTATAGCCGTATAATCCCCAAATAAATTCACCATCATCAGTACTAATTAAAGTGGCTTTATCTACCCCTAAAGCAGATGTGGATTTCAAAGTATGTGTAGTAAAGATCCCACCTATGCCACGTTGTTGCAAATTCACCCCCACGCCAGCAGCATCACGGTCATCATCAACACCTAAACCGCCGTTATATAGTTCTCCCGTTATACGACCTGACTTGTCACGCCTAAAGAAGATAGTGCGGTCAAACGATCCTCCTTTTACCCAACCAAACCCTTTCACTGCCTCTGCATCTCTCATTATTCGTGGTCCGCCACCATGTACCCATATAGATCCCGAAATATCAATTTCCAATCCGTTTTTATGTACGGTTATCCTTACTTCGGGCGGGTTATAATCTTCAACTGACGATGCGTCTAACCTGCCAACCCTTGATCCCGGAGGGAATTTGTTTGGTCTTTTTTGATTATAAGAAGCAACAAGACCTGTAACGTCTTTGTCTTTTGTAGGAAAGATCCTTCCCGCCATAAAAACATCCTGTATCGCTTCTATAAGTCTGTTTTCTTCTTCGGTGCTTATTCCCGCCTCACTTAGAGTCCTTGCTGACCCCCCAGCATCTGCTGTTCCGTCAGCAATCTTCTCAAAAAGTTCTTCGAGATTAATGCCATAACCTTCAAAACCCCAACGCTCAGACTCTCCACTTCTAGTTTCTAATTCTTCATCCATCTCCTTTGCCCGCTTAAATCGACGAGCAAAGGCTTGCCTCATTCGCTCATTTATATACTCAAGATCTTCTGAATCTATTTCAGGAATGGTATTGGAATCAGCCAAAGAATCTAATTCAATTTCATCGCTCATCCTGCTTTTTGTGGCAACGATGTCTGAACGAACCTTGTATAAACGATCTTTTTCACCTCGAATCGATGCCATTAATAAAGTTGCTTTAAATAAAGCCCCCAAAGCATCTTCTTCGGGTAAACCAGAACCTTCACGAGAGTCACGCCAATCTTTAAGCCTTCGATTTATTAATTTACGAGTATCTTCTTCAAGGGCGTCATACATGCCTCCAGCCTTCACGATTGAATCCCAAAGTTGATCTAATCTCACCAACAATTTTGCTGGATCATCCACTTCCTCTATATGCTCTTCAATAGCGGCCAGCAACCCCCAAAAGGAAGGAGCCTTCAAAACTGCTTCTGGCACTTCATTTAGCCACAACTTTTTATCAGAAAGCCTTTCCCTGCTGAAAATCAACATCTTGTGCATTTGATTGGCTTCATCTTCAAACAAATTCGGCAACGTCTGCGCCAATATAACCATCCCTCCCGTAATGACGATTTCTTCACTATCATCCGAAATTCTTAAAAGTTCTTCAGTAAAACCTTCACGGGAAGCATCAACATTCTCAGACCCAAAAGTTCCCTTGAACAATTCAAAGAAATCGTCAGCAAGAGAACTTGTACCTACAAGCCTGTTTTCTTCTTCAAGTAAAGCGGATGCCCAAGCCTGAGTATCTTTGTCTATTTCTTCTAGCGGAACATAATCATCGTCGTCTGACTCAATAGCAGCATCTTGGAAAACTTCCTGTATGGAAAATAAACTCAACTGTTGGTCAAGATCCCTTGATGGGGTATCTAAATCTTCAACAGTTTCCTGTCTCTCCTCCTCGACATGCTTGTCGCGTGACTTTTCCTTAAACTTACGACGAATCTTGTCTGCCGTTGCTTTCATCTTTTCATTTCGATCCAAAATACGTTCCAACAAAGTACGTTGAGCAGCCTTAGCCTCTCTCTTTTCCCTCTTCGCAACAAGAGCCTCTAAACGCCGAGACGCCCTCTCTCTTCTTGCCTCATTGGGATCTGCCTCTGCTGTAAGACGAGCACGCGCTTCTCGTCTTCGCCGATTGACGTCAGTCTCCTCACGATTGGTCTCAGTTTGTCTCGCTTCCTCGTCAAACTCTTCATCTAAATCACGACGCCTTTGAAGTAATTCTCGACGGGCTGCTATTCTCTCTCTTGCCTCTTCTGCCCTAGAACGAGCCTCCCCCGCTTCACCCTCTAGTCTTTCTGCTTCCTCTATTAAACGAGGCGCTCTACGCTCTCTTTTTTCCGGCTGTGTACGAATTTCCTCAAGAGCATTTTGCAATCTTAAACGCCGATATTCTCTAACACGCTCTCTAGGAGTAAAATCTGCGGAACGTCGTGCTCTCATATCTTCGGTTTCAATAATGCCCTCTGCCCCACGTTCGACACGACCCAATCGTCTCGCCCACATCTCACGTTCTTCTGGATTGGCATACTGATATGCCCTCCCTATAGGAGAATTAGGATGCTCACCCGGCAAATAATCAACACGATTACCATCAGCATCAGCCAAGTAAGCACCAACCTTCAATCGTCTTGCGCCTGCTGTAAGCCCCCTAAAAAAAGTTCCCTTTGGTCTCTCCCAAATAGTTCCCTCCTGAACCAAACCATCAACATCCCCATCACGCGGATTGGGATCATACGGAGCCACTTTAGGCATGCGACGTGCAAAATTACTAACCCTTCGTCCCCTACGTCTACCTAAACCACCCAACAATTTGATTCTTAAATCGGGATCATTTTGCACATTTAAAAATTTCGCTGCCTTGATATCAACTACCGATTCTTTTTCAACCCCACCTTTATGTGCTAGTCGCATGCGACTTATATTGAGAAAAGACTTCTCTACACGTAACGCCAGCGGTTTACGTTGTATGTCTAATACGGCGTAACGTCCACGTTCAGGACGGTAATACTCCGACTTGGTAGGACCACCTTCTCCCTCCACAGGAGGAACCTCTGTAAATGGTTTTACCGTTCCCTTTGGACGCCTAGGCGCTCTCAAAGAAAGATATAACGAAAAGATCCATCGTGGAACTATTCTTCGCTCACCTGTAACCGAATAAACAACTATCCGATCTCGTGCTCCGGGTATTTCTAAGAAAGATGGCTTAAGTGACAGGGTGTCTGCAAACTCTTTAACTAATCGTTCCATCGCTTCAGCCGGATTGTATGACAATGCCGCATGCTTTGTTAAGCCACCCCAACGAGTTCTTATCTTTGCAGCAGTACCAGCATCTATTTCTCTCGTTCTTTCTAAACGAACACTTCCTTCTGGAAATGAATACTCAATCGCTTTCAATCCTCTGGTCAATAAACGAACTTCATCTCCCGCAATGCCACCCTTTTCAGGAATTTTAGAAGTGACATAAACCGCCTCTTTTATGTTGTCGTGATCCATTCTCGCCAACTTCTCTGGTCCCACTGTTGGCTCAAACACTGCCCCATCTCTACGAACAAGACGAGTTTCATTTTTATTTTCAGACGTATATGCCAAAACATCTTTAACCGTAGAGTCACGACGTTTCTTATTAGGTCTTGTCTTTGGTTTTGTAGCCGCTTCACGCATTACCGCAAAAGGATCACCCTTAGGTTTCTTAATAACGATGTCTCTAACTACATCAGGAAGATCTTGGGCTTGAGAACTTTCAAAACGACGAGTCATTTCCTCTCTGTCTACATCTGTAATAGCACCCGGACCTTTAGCGGGCTGATCAAAAATCATGCCCCCACAATTGCTCAACTTGGGATCCGTAAACCTGCCGCCATTGATATATCCCGTAGGACATCTCAGTGCACTAGCGGCCCCACCAATCGTAGGCAATCCGCCGCCTATTCCGCCGCCGCCCATTCCTCTGCCCATTCCTCCGCCGCCCGGAGTTAACGACCCCCAAAGAGCAGAACGAAGAGGACTACGATATTTACCCATGTCACCGGGAGTGAAGAATGAAGCAAGACTCTGAAGCCATCGACCAGCACGACCATGAGTTCGCACTAACCCGACTTTAACATCGAGATGTTCTTCATCCCACTCAAAAGAACCCGGCATAGGTACAGACTTAAACCCCTGCTTAAAGCGTGCCGCCTTAAACTCAAGAGCATTCAAATCACCATTAATAGGTCGTGTCGCCATCCCACCTAAACGTCTATAAATTCTCCAACTGGAAACCTCTACACCGCCATCACTTTTCTTACGACGGCGCTTACGTCTTTTACCGGGAATTGCACGACGAAGAACACGACCAGCCCTACCACCACCACGACGAACGCCATGATGATTACCCTCATTAGGCCATTTACCAGTTGTCTCATGGTGCAACCACGCACAAATACGTTGAAGCGGATACAACTCAGGATGATTCGCAAGAATCACAATACAGCGTCGAAAACCACCCGGCTTTCGCATGATGGGACGCCAGTATCTAAGAAGTGCTTCTAGATTTCCCCGACGAGGACCGTAACCACGAAGAATATCCCCAGTAACTCGCTCTTGTGGGATTATGTCAATTAAGTCCTGAGGTAATTTGACCTCAAGATCGGCATCAAGCATGACACTCCCTTAAAGTTATTTTTTCTTGGCGGTTGCCTTTGGTTTTGGTTCTGGTTTTGGTTCTGGTTTAGGAGCAGGAGCAGGAGCAGGAGCAGATTCTTCTTCTTCTGCCACTACCTGTCCAAAATTCGGATCAAATTGATTCTTTTTACGCATTGGGTTTCACACCTCCGTGACGTTGTTTGAAATATTGTTTAAAAATTTCTCACTCCCAGTGATCTGGAAGCAAGTCAGTCGCCCCTAAAGCCGCAGCACGTTTTTTAATGTGCTTTTTTGTGGCTTCAGGATTCTTTGCACGACCAAACGCTTGAATAGCGTTCTTTAAATCACCGACATCACGAATTGGATACGAACCATCTTCCATAGCAATTCCACGTTCAGCATATTCCTGACGGGTTTCATCCGTGTACACTCGCTTTTCATCAGCAGGAAGGCCTGCTTCTATCATTTGAAGTTCCATCAAAGAAGCCTCTAGTTCTGCTTGGGCATCTGTCTGAATGGCTTTTTCTTCAACCCATTCAGCAGGAATCAAGTTTTGACATTCCAAATGTTCTGCACGTTTTTCAATATGACTCTTCAACTCAGAAGACTTAACTCGATGATTCACACGAATAGCATGAGCCAAATCTTCTGGTGTCAAAATTGGATACGAACCATCTGCCATAGCCACACCGTCCGCTGCCATCTCCTCTGCATTAGCAGACTTGTAAGCACGCTTCAGGAACAACTCGGACTCCAACGCTTCTTTTTCTTTCCGTAGTGCGACAATCTCTGCCTCTTCGTCTTCGGTGAAATCGAGCATGTCTGAACCTAAGAATTGTCCATCAACACTCACATAAGCGTCATATGATTTGCCGTCCGCTCCGTCAATCTCCACAACGTAGGCATCTTCGCCTTGGAAAACATCCACATCAACACCAAGAGACTTGCCCTTAATGTTCTTTAATGCCGTCTGTTCTGCATCTTGGAAAGACACAACTCTAACTGTCTGTTCTTCGGCTGACTTGATTGCAAGATCACCATCTAGCATGATCCAGCCAAGCGCAGATCCGTTACCTGCATAATATGCTTCAATGTATTCATCGTCTGCTGTTTTCAAATCAAGAACAAAGATGTCATCCTTGGGTGCGTAGCCTGAATCGACTACTTCACCTTTATATTCTGCCTCAGCAGCAAGTTCGACTTCCAAAAGACTTGGAAGACCTTTCTCACTTGCACAACCTCCACGACAGAAATTGCAAACATCACCTGTGCGAACAGTTCGTTCTATACCACACATGTAGTCATCTGTTTTAAAAGATTTAATCTCGTCAGAAGTCAAGCCCAACCTTTTAAGTCGCTTGCTTAAAGCAACAGGATCCATCACGCTGTTTTCAGGTATAACTAATTCTTCTTCCTCGCCTTTAACGCCAACCAGTCTTGCCTTTGGCAATGGTCGAGCATTTTCGTCTTCATCGGATTCTTCCCTGCGACGCTCATTCTGTGCATTAGCCATTGCTAATAATCGAGCCAAACGTGGGTTAGCAGAAGGAACATTAGGAGCGGGCGCCTCTGAAGGGGTCTCCCTTGGAGGAGTAGCCATCGGAGGAGTAGCCATCGAAGGACGACGCTCCTCGTCATCTACTGCAACAAGATGAGGTCTTCCCTCGTGACGTTTAGCATCTTCGTCTTCAGGGTATTCCTCTTCTTCATCTGCATCGACTTCAACTTCATAAGCCTTCATATCTTCAGTGACCTCTGATGGATCCATTTCCACAACAACTATGCGCCGTTTCTTAGGTTCCGTCATCACGTTCTTTTCGTCTTCTTCTTCGTCAAACTCAGGATCACCCGGTTGCATCTCTACACGATCGTATGGATAGCCAGTTGCCACAGGATGAGCCTTCTCTTCAGAATCTTCCGCTTCTTTAGCATCAACGCCATGCCATTTACAATTCTCCATATCCTTACATTCCTCTTCAGAATGATCGGCTCCTACACCTTTTTCTTCTGCTTTGGCATCTGTATCTTCTTCGTCCGACTTGGCACCTACGCCTTCTTCTTCTGCCTCTGCTTCAACCTCTTCAGTGGATTCAGCCTCTGCCTCTTCCTCTTCATCAGATTCGGCTTCTGCCTCTTCGGTTTCCCCAGCATCAGACTCGGCTTCTTCTGACTCTTCATCAGATTTCTTTTCAACCTCTTCGTCTTCAGATTTTTCTTCTGTGTTTTCTTCAAACGATGAAGCAATGTCCTCCAGAGCAGCGATTTGCTCTTCTAGGGACTTTTCTTCGGCAGTTTCTGATGACTGCTCGTCTTTGACCTCTTCGGACATTATTACTCCTTGTTACTGGTTTGGGGTATGAGCCATTCGACATTGGCTAAAGCCTTGCCCATGGCATTTACAACACTTTCTTTAGTCTGCTCATCTGCCGGCAACAAAACATCTACTACTTTGTCACCTGCCGCAAACAACTCAGGAGTAGGAAACCTTACTGGAATTCCTACCTTGACCAACGCCTCTAAGACATCAGCCATTTCTTCTTCCGTTTCACACTCGAACGGAACCGATTTTGAATATTCGGAATAATCGCCAGACAAAAGCACCTTTTCTTCAGTAGGTTCTTTTTGCTCTAGCGGACCCTCAGAGGGCACCACATCAGTAACTATGCTTTGAAGAATCTCAATAGCCTGATTAAGTTTTTGAACACTACGAGTGAGTTTTCTCCCACCCTTAACTTCTGTTTCGTCTTCTTCAGTCTTTGATTCACAACCAGTTGAATCGCCCTTAGCACAAGAATCACAACAACCGTCTTTCACCTCTTCATCTAAAACACGAACAAAGGTTTCTAAAACAGCCTGCTTGGGTTGAGAAAACATAAATTCTGATAAACCATCATCGTAGTGATAGTTAACAACCCACGCTTCGTCACCCTTAGTGACCACTGCCCTAGTGTCATCAAAATCCCAAAGAGTTACATCTTCTTTAAAAGCAGCATTTACAGCCTTTTCAAGAGATGCCGCCACATCAGAAACTTCTTCTGTGTTTGGATCTTCAGTTTCAAAAATTCCCTTGACTCCACACAGTTCGCCATCCTCACCGCAATCTTGGTTTTCCTTTACGGACAGAGTTCCAGTCAACTGGTTGGCTCCATGTAAAACAGGTGAAACTTCATAAAGTTCCACTTCTTTTAAAACATTTGCTTGATGAGTGGGGTCATAATCAGCATCAATAGTTTTATACCCTATGCTCCATTCTTGTTCTTGACCAAAAAAAGCGACATTTGCAAATGCCTCCTTGCCTCGTTCAGCATTTAAATTAAATTGAACTTTGGCAAACAAACCACCAACACCAGCATCAAACATCTTCTCAGGTAGTCGCCTGTCCTTGGGTGGAACTTCATAAATATCTAAAACTTTTCCAATTGGTTCATTCCAATTGTGCCCCCACACCACGCGTGGTTTACGTCGCTTTAATGAACCATCAAAAGCGCCGGGAATAATTATGTCACCGACCGAATCTTTATTACCTATAGCGGCAACAAAACATTCAACAATGCCCTTTGCTTGATCAATATTGACTTGACCAGCACGAGCCTTAAAACGGATTTCTGTATCTTCTGTAAAAGTTAATGTTGGCATGGGCACCCCACGATCTCGCCTCCGAAAAGACTACACCCGTTCATGCCTCCCATGCCGGAGACTTTACTAAAATCCCTTTTAGTAAACTATTCTTCACCAAACTTCAGTAAACAACGGCAATTAATAACTAATTCTGGTGGAGCCAAAGGATCACCCGGAAATCTTAAAGCATGTCTTCCAGCCTTGAAACCGTCTTTTATTCCAACAGTTTTACCCTGTAATGCGGCATGTGCCGCTCTTACCTTCTTGTCCGTACGAGTAATCCACGTTTTTGTTGTAGCCCCCGCACGACTACCACCAAAGAATAGACCTGCGTTATAGGCTCCCGTGCTCTCCACTTCTGCAATGTCCTTTAAACGCTTAGTTAACAAAGCGGCAAAAACCGCACTAACCGCTGTTGTGAGCATGGCTACTTTTGCTGCTAATGGGGCTTCATCGTCATCCTCGCCCATCAATAATGTGGCCAGAACAACTGCTCCTGCTAATTCCTTTTTCGTAGTCTCATTAACAAGTTCTGCCCGCGACAACTGCGATTCAATATACTCTTGAATCTCTTCTTCATCTGGATCAACCTTTTCATCAGAATCTGACAATGCTGTAGAAGATGCCTCAATCATCGCTCCTGTTATTACTGGAGATAGGTCTTCACGAAGTTGTTTATTCCAAACATCACTATCAAACACTTGTTCGATTTTCAAATCGCCGTTAGAAAGTAATCTTTTTGTTTTGGCTCCTGAAACCTTTTCAGTAATTACACGTTCTTGCCGTTCAAAATAACGCTCCAGAGTCCTATTGAAAATTGCTTCCCAACGATCAATGTCTTGAAATGCTTTATTTTCCCATTCACCATTCAAATCAAATCTTTTAACCTCAAAATCTTCTATGGTTTTTTGACCCGGAAGAATTTCTGGTTCTGGAACTGGCTCTGCTGGAGGAATTGGAATGTTTCCTGCTTCAAGAGCCTGAAGATCACTTTCCGTCATTCCTTCCTCTGGTGGCATCATGCCCGGAGGTGCCATACCCGGAGGCATCATACCCGGAGGCATTCCACCCGGAGGCATCGCCTCTTCTTTAGGCATCGGTTCTTCTGTATTTCCTATCGGAGCGAGATTAGGACTTGCCAACATGGAGTCAGCCAAAAATGCATCTACCTTTTCTCTGCCTGTGACCTCTCGATACTCGTTAGGAGTAATCATCCCCATTTGAGCCTCTTGGAGATAATGACGTTCCTTTTCTTGTTTCGCCAATTCCAATACAGGAACAGAAGTAGTGTCGAAGGTAACGTAGAATTTCTCATCTAGCACATCCAGCCCACGAGAAAGTAATTCTAAATGAGGATTCATTGTCTCATTCCAGAACACCCGCCCCTCTTCAGCCGCATTGGAAAATGTCCTGCCTGCCGCATTTCCGATAACAGACTCCGGCACTCCAAATGCCGCCAAAATTTCTTCTTTGGTTACTTGTCTAAGAGCCTCGTACGCCGCATCTCTCGGACTTGCTGCTGTGTCGACGAAATCTGCACCATCGTCGGATGAGATAACACCCACTCCACCAGTCCTAGCAAGATTTCCCCTAAACCGCGCTTGGAGTTCTTGTTTGTCGTCATCATCTATTTGCCCCCTTAAAACTAATAAGCCACCCGGACGTCCATCATTTAATAAAAAATTTCTGTTATACAATTTTGCCAAATGTTCAACTTCGATAGCCACGCCTGCCGACTCCATAGGTGTCATTGACAAATATGGATCTAACGGATGTGGACGACGAATCCAAATTACATTTTTAGGATTTAATCTTTGTTTCTTAGCGTTGGGTAATTCAACCTCGAATGCCGCTACGAACTTTTTTTCATCTGGAATAGGAGCGGTGCTTTGAGGTGGCAAAATATGCAACGCAATAGGTGTCCCACCGCGACCTCTAACTATTTCAATAAACACTCCACGAGTGCTCATTAACAATTGAGAAGAAACTCGATACCTGAAAGCAAAAGCACTTTCCCCATCATTGCTTTGTTGGTTTAATAATTTTGCTAATTCTTTATTTTCTTCTTCACGTAAAACACGTTCACCGAATGGAGAATTGTCTTTCAAAAATGCTATTGGCAAGCGTGCTTGATTACTAGAAATAGCATCAATAGCACGATAAACCCAAGTTACTTTTGCTAAACCTTCTTTGTAGGCACGCTCTATGTCCCAACCATCAGAGTATGGCTTGCCTACTAAACCTGCATTGTATGATATGGGTGCGCCAACAGAGATAGACTTCTTATCACCAGATGTAATCGCCTTATTTGTGGAGTTCCATGCCATATTTACTCAGTACCCAAAAGATAGCCATAAAAACCAAGAGCCAAGCCCATTGCGGCAAGACCCAAGCCAGTATGATATTTGCCCAAACCTATTCCCAATAGTATTACAGAAGAAAGCATGCAGAGATGAGCAATAGTTGAACGCTTCAGAAGACTTTTTAAATCAAACAAATTTTATCCTGTCGTTAGGTAAGCACCTACCGGCACACGGTTGTAAAAGAAAGTGTAGCCCACAATGAAAGACTGGTCAGACATCTATGAGTTTCTTCAGCCAATTGAACCAATGTATTGTCCAGAGGCGCCTTCTTTAACTCAGAAAACATATTTAAGATCATTGTCCCTAGAAGCATTATTTGGTGGTGCCGCAGGTGGAGGCAAGTCGTCTGCCTTGCTCATGGCTGCCCTCCAATATGTCGATGTGCCCAATTATTCAGCAATCCTATTCAGGCGCACCTACGCAGACTTAGCCCTACCCGGAGCGCTTATGGATCGTTTTCTTTCTTGGGTAAAAGAATACGACGAAGTTCACTGGAATGGCTCCACCTATGTAGCAACATTTCCATCTTCTGCGCGAATTACATTTGGATACTTAAACAACCAAAACGACTACCTTCGTTATAAGTCTTCAGAATTCCAATTCATTGGAATGGACGAGGTAACAGAAATCAGAGAATTTGACTACCGATACATGTTCAGCCGTTTGCGTAAACCCAACAGTGGTCCCCTTGCTCAGGTTCCACTACGCATGCGTTCCGCTTCCAACCCTGCACCCAACTGGGTCAGACAGCGATTTATTGTAGAAGGAGCAGAGAACAAACGAATATTTGTTCCAAGTTTTCTAGATGACAATCCCGGAATTGATCCCGAATCATATCGTAGAGCACTCCAAGAAATTGACCCCATTGAACGTCAGCGTCTTGAAAATGGCGACTGGTGGGCTGTTACCACTGGAAGCATGTTCGACAGGGAGGCTTTTATAGTTATTGAACCTTCTGACATTCCAGAATTCAAACAACCTCAATATATTCGCTTCTGGGATCTTGCCGGCACAGAACCATCCCACGTTAACCCTGATCCCGACTGGACTGTAGGCGTTCTGGGTGTGTTCGACCAAGGTGTCTTTTACATTATTGACGTACAACGCATACGAGGAAAAGGCGACAAAGTGGAACGCCTCATTGCAGAAACCGCTCAAACTGACGGACCCCATGTCTCCATCAGAATGGAACAAGAACCCGGCAGTAGCGGAAAAAACCTAATCGATCAATATGCCCGATACGTTCTTCCCGGATGCGACTTCTTGGGTATCCGTTCCACTGGAGACAAAGTAACTCGATCCAAACCACTTGCCGCTGCTCTTGCAAATGGCAACGTCCGACTAGTGCGCGGTCCGTGGATCTCAGATTTCCTAGACGAGATGGCTACCTTCCCTGAAGCGTCTTGGCACGACGATCAAGTCGATGCCACTTCTGGATGCTTCACAGAAGCCGCCGGTTTGGGATACGGCAACCGTGGAAGAGTACAAATTATTGTTTGAGACTTGACAGCCAGCAGACGCGCGTTTATAGTTCATTCTTCCGATGTGAACGCGGTTATGTTCGCCGTCGCCCAACTAGCGTCGTTCGCCCGTCAGAGGGGCTGGATTTTTTCGCGCTTTGTGGTGAAGCGCTCTGAACTACACTTTGTGGTGGAACTTGGCAGCAGTCAGCACCGATACCAGAATGATTAAGGACAAAGTGTGGATGCCCGCTGACCAACACATTTCTTCATTCGGAATGCTAGGTGCCTGTTACGACCTCCCAATAATGATACGGAGTAACTTGGTTCTCCTTTTGGAGGGCCAAAAACTCTCAACCCATAACTCACAGAGTAACTACAAAGTATTAAAAACTATAAGTATTAATAACCTTATTAATAATAAGAATAAAAAACGAACAGTTGTTCGATTAAAATCTGCCCCAAAAATATTTCGCAACTTCTCGTTCATAGGTATCAGACCAAGACCGGCGGTCTGTCGTGTAAAAATGCTCCCAAGGATAATGTGGTCGGGGTTTTAATGCCTTGAAAAGTTTTTTAATTCTATTTTTCATCAATTCTTTCTATATTTTCCGTTTTATTCGTGAATTAGTATACAAGAGACAACACCCCTTTAAGAGCGTGTTTACAGTCTATTAACTGTGTTAGTTGTCACATGTCGAGGAAATCTAGTGCTTGCCATTGTCACAGGGGTTTGCTACCGTGGAAGGATACTAATTATATTATGAGGAGGAGACTATGAGCCTTCAGAAGGATCTTCAAGAATCCTTGAATCGGGTTGATGAGGCTGTTCATAAGGAACGTGATACGAACGATCCTGAACGGGCAATTCGATTAATTCAACTGGGCTATACCTTAAATGAAGCAAAGAAATTTATTACTTCATTACAAAAAGAAGCAACAGCACTGTTGTTGGATTCTGACTGGGATCGTAATCCAGTTCAAGAAGAAAAATTTTCGTTAGAAACAAAAACTGGTGCCCCCCGCAAGCAGTGGGATCACGAGAGACTAGTTTCTTTAGTTGCTCAAAGAATTGCCGATACTGCTATTGACATGGATACGGGAGAGGTGACTAAAAGTCCTCAAGACATGATCGCAGAACTTATGAAATATGCCGCTCCGTCCTATTGGCGTGTTTCCGCCCTTCGTGATTTAGGTATTGATGCTGACGATTATTGCGATGTCGGAGAAGCAAACACCAATCTTATTTACAGGAGTAACGATGTCTGAGAAAACACAAGCAGAGCAATTGGCAGAACCATTTGATGACACACTCATCTATCAACGATCGGTTGGTGGAAGAAGTTTCGATTATGTCGCTGTGGCAGAGTACATAGCGAGACTTAACAAAGTTTTAGGAACAGGTAATTGGAGTTATGAAGTTCTTAAATGCCATGTTCAACCTGAATACAAAGATAGTGTTATCGCCCACGTTCGTGTGACAGCCAGCGTGGATGGAAAGGCAGCAGTCAAAGAGGCTTATGGCGGTGCAAAAATTAAGATAATGAAGTCAGGTGGGGTTATGGATCTTGGAAATGATTTCAAATCAGCCGTGTCTGATGCTTTCAAAAAAGCATGTCAAGGTTTTGGAATAGCGCTCCATTTGGCTCGTAGCGAAGAAGCCCTAGCACTAGAGGTGGAGGAGTCTTATCCTGTGCCTCAAGAGCAGTGGGAAGTTTTTGTTGGAAACTTTAGAAAACTTAATGATGCGCAAAAAGATGAATTCCGTGCTTGGTTCAGTAAAACAGGATTTGGAGAGAAGCCGTTCAGAGGTATGGATGCTGATGCTTTTGAAAAATCACAAGTTGAAGTTATTCGTATGACTTTTGGGGCGGAAGAAGTTGAAGCACCCGCAGAAGAAACCTATTAGGAGAACAACAATGAGCGAAGTTAGAATGAAACAATATGCAACTGCTGACACTCTTACGAAGGCTGAATGGGAAAAAGCACGAGAAGCAGAAAAGAAAAAGTTTCAAAAAGAAAAGGCATCCAAGAAATGAACAACAACTCATTTTCCACCGATGCAATGGTAAAACGATTTAAAAAACGTGCCGAAGCAGTTAAAAACCGCAACATGCCTCCGGTAGCAGGTGAAGAACGTAAGCGTTTCATAGAACAAGCCGAACTTGATTATTTAGATTATGCGCTTATTGCTGATTCGATAATTAGTTTAGATGGAGGAATTCTTACAATCGATCTTCGTCCTGCTATTTGTGATGCCGCTATTCGTGGTGAAAGTCCTCTCGAACAGGAAACTAAAATTGCTATGGAAAACATTTCTAAGGCTCCGCCCGGCTTTAGTTTGACTCACGGCTATCTTGCATGACCCAGTTAGAACTACCAAAACATTTATCCGCTTCAAGTATTAGCACCTATGAGCAGTGTCCTCTTAGGTTCAGGTTTTCTCGTATAGATCGAATACCAGAACCAACGACTGAAGCCATGATTCTAGGAACCTTTGTCCACGAAATTTTAGAAGAGGTTTATCGTTTAGAACCTGAAGAACGAACACTTGCAGAAGCAAGACGCATCGCTCGGGAACTTTGGGAAAACAAATTTGAAGAAGAAACATCTACGGTAAAAATTAAGGACCTTAACGATTTCCGTTGGCATGCTTGGTGGTGTGTCGAAAACCTCTTCGGCATGGAAGACCCTCCAGAAGTAAAAATACGTGGTATAGAAGATGAGTTTTCTGGCCTAATTGAGGGTGTACCTTTGTTGGGCTATATCGATCGCTGGACAGAAGAAGCAGATGGATCTATAACGGTCACAGATTACAAAAGTGGTAAGGTGCCTAAACCGCAGTATGAAGGCGACAAGATATTTCAAATCGTACTTTATGCAGAAATGTTGGAAAAATTAAATAATATTCACGTTGATAATGCCGAAATAATGTACGTCAAGTTTAAAGAAACTAAGAGGTATGACCCTACCCCTAAAAGGCGTGAGACTGTATTGCGTCTTGTGAATCAAACATGGGAAGGCGTTCAAACTGGTTGCGAGACAGGGCTGTTTCCTACAAAAACAGGACCTTTATGCAACTGGTGTGCATACAAACGTATTTGTCCTGCATGGTCTTAGGAGAAAAATGGATATACACGAGTTTGATAGATTGGTTTCAGAAGACGTAAAAAATCTTCTTCCACCTGAAAAAGTGGATTATCTTCGTCTGCCATCGAACCAGCACAAGTGGAGAGATTCTCTTATGAGGTTGGTTAAAAATCTAGACGAACAAATAGCAGACCTCAGTCAAGACGAAACTCAAGCAACTAAAAGTCTCACGGGACATTTGGTTACAGAATACAAAATTAATTCTGATGAGAAACGTACAAAAGTTGGTCGCTTTCGTTTTTATGTTATGCAACGTCTTGCCGAAGCAGAAAGAATGATTGCACTAGGTGAAGACAGTCAAGATCCTGATTTGAAAATGGCCGATTTTCTTAAAAGGGCTATTTTAGAACATCGAACCCTAATGGAGCAATATGAGTTTGAACCCACTCCCATAGACCTAGCCTTATGGGAATCCGTAGAAGGAGAATGGGGATTTTTAGGTCTTAAAAAAGAACTTGAAGATTACTGATGAAAGTCGGATTTGCCACTGCCGACTGGTCATCCACGGTTGTCGAAGAAGACGGTAGCCCTTCACCCGGCGGTTCTGGTTGGATTCGCTTGGGACAATATTTAAAACACCTTCCCATGGATCACACTATTGGCGTGTTGGTTTGGTCAAACAAACTAGGAGTTTTTGGAGTAACAGACCCTCAAGGGAAACATCATTTAGATTGCGACATCTTGTACATGCAACGCTGGATGTTGAAAGGTATTCCTGAAAACATAGACATTGCCCAATCTAATGGCCAAATAATAATTAACGACTTAGACGACTGGTATTGGGGTTTACATCATCGCCATCAAGCAAAAACACATATCGACCCTAGAAACAACAAAGATGAAAACACAGACATTTATCGTCAGGTTATTTCCAAGTCAGACTTGACAGTAGTTTCTACTCCCTTTTTAAAAGAAAAGGCTAAAGAAAAACTAAGAGCCAAAGAAGTGGTGATGCTGGAAAATTGTGTAGATTTTGACGCTTACCCACAAAGAGAACACGAACAGAATGGACCCATCATAATAGGATGGCATGGTTCAACTGGGCACAGAAGTGGCGACCTAGATGAAGTCAAACAAGTGTTTCCACAACTACCAGAAAAAGATTTTCGTTTTCATCACACAGGGTTCTCCTCGAAAGCCCCACCCTTTTGGGAAGAAACTAACGTCCCTCAAGACAGGGTGACGGTGTATCCCATGGTTTCCCCTACGAAACTTCCTTTGATGCTTCCATTTGATATAGGTATTGCCCCTTTAAACGATATTCCTTTCAATCATGCTAAATCTTGGATTAAACCTCTTGAATACATTGCTGCTGGTATTCCATTTGTTGCTTCTAAGTGTCCAGAATATGTTCGCTTGCGAGAAGAATATGGAGTCGGTCGTATCGCCAAAAAATTTCTTCATTGGCAAAAAGCATTCAACGCTCTTCAAGACCCTGAAATTCGCACAGAGGAAGCACAAAAAAACCGAAAAGCAGTAGAGGCTCTAGATGTTAAGCAGGGTGCGCTAAGGTTGATTAAAATATTGGAAAGTGTTGGGTGAATGAGCAATATCTATGGAAAAGGAGCGAAGGGGAGAGCAACTAAATTACACGCACAAATCGTACGCTCAAAAGGTCAATGTGAAAAATGTGGAGCAGGAGAACAAGCCTTTCTTCAATGTGCACATATCATTAGTCGCAAATACTCATGGACTCGAACTGATTTAGAAAATGCTTTTTGTTTATGCGCTTCTTGTCATAGATTCTTCACCGACAATCCAGTGGAATTCGGCATCTTCACGATTGATATGATTGGTGATGACAAACTCGATGAACTTATTAAGAAACGAAATAGTATCGATAAATTTGATTGGGATGAAGAAGCCATACGGTTAAAAGATATTGCTAAAGAAAGAGGAATAATATGAGAAGTTCACCTATAAGTCCTGTTGAAGTAGAAGATAATATTATTCGACTTGTTGATGAATTAGAAGAACACACAGAAGCCTTTGAGGTTCTTGCTGTAGACCAATCCAAGAAAGAGGCTAAATACAAGTCTGCTTGGGCACACGAATACCTTTCCGCTAATGGCTCCATAAAAGAACGTGAATCGTGGGCCGACTACAAGCAAGCCGACCAACATTATGAGGTAAAAATTGCTGATGCACTG